AAACCGACAAACTCGTGACGAAGCTGCTACCCGATGGCAAATCGTGGGTGTGCTGGGTAGAGATCAAGATGCCGACGGGGCGGCTACGGGAGGCGCAGGAAGCGTTTAAGAACGTCTTTGAGGGCAGGGGCGAGTATTACGTCGCCCGTGACGCAGAGGCCGCTATACGCGATCTCTGGGCGTTATACGACGATGCCATCAAGCCAGAGCAGCGTCGGTGAACATCTGTGCTTTGCGCTTGCCTTTGTAATGGGCGATGACGGGCGAGGGGAACTCGGCGAAATGTTCCGGCAGACAGGCATAACGGTACTCGTCCAGCTTGCGCACAAAAAGCGGCGAGAGGCTGTTGACGTAATCCCGCAAAACCTCCTGATCGCCGTACCACGCTTTGAACTTGTCGGGCAGGGCGGCGTACCGCTCGGCCAAATTGACCCACACGCCCGCATCGGGGGTGATGGTCGCGCAGCCAAGGTACGGGTAAATCTCGTCCAGCGTTTTCCCAGCGTATTCGGAATACTCCTGCCCGCGCTGGTGGACGTTGAAGATCGCATCGCGCATGAACGTGCGTCGGCAGACCGCGATGATGGCCTCGCCCAAAAGCAGCTCGGGGTGGATGGGTTTGCGCACCAGCATATCGGTGTCCATGTAAAGCGCAGGCTGGGCGAGCTGCAACGCTGCAAAGGCTTGCGTGCGCCAAAGCATCAGATGCGCGGGGTCACCGCTTGTCGGGTGCGCCCATGTGACGCCCGGGACGGTGGGGGTCGCGTTGTCGGTAACTTGGATGATTTCAGCGCCGGGATTGTGTTTCCGAAGCGACGCCACCATAGCCGTTGGCATTGAAAGATCGGTGCCAACGTGGAAAAAGACGAAGGTTGACATAGGGAGAAATTAGCATGATTAACTTAAATCGCAAAAGAACGAGCCGCATCATTTGGGAAACGCTGCTGGAAAACACGGTGAGCCAGCCGAAAATCCCGTGGGTGGATCAGCTCAATATGTTGGATGCGCTACGCACGACGGCACAGGCACCGACAGGCAGCATCAGCCTCTCGGCGTTCTGGTGTCTCTACAGCGTCGTGCAGGCGTTTAAGCCAAAGGTGGTTGCAGAGGTCGGCACCTACATCGGCAAGTCCACGCTCGCGCTCGTCTCTAGCGGGGCGACGGTCTACACCTGTGACCATAGCAACGACATCAAGCTGCCCTTTAAGGTCAACCAGTACCCGATGAAAGGCAGCACAGAGATGTTTGAAGACATGCTGAAAAACAAGATCAAGGCTGATCTGATATTTCTGGACGGCAGGCTGACCCCGCGGGACATTCGGTTGATGGCAGAAATTGCTCATGGCAACACAGTCGTGCTGCTGGATGACTTTGAGGGCGTGGAAAAGGGTGTCGCCAACGCGCAAATGTTTCAGTACGAGGGGGCGATGCTGGTGTACCCCGCCGAAAAGGACTTGTTGGAAAAGCACGGGCTGCCCGATGAATCTACGCTGGCTATGGTCGTCCCGCACAGCGTCGTGCGGTTGACGAGCCAGTAGCCTCCCATTACCCTCGCAATGCGGAGGTTCTATGTCGCATAAAGACGCTGCCGAGTTTGTCGGGGTATTGCTGCATAGCAGCACCGCCGCGCATTTCCTACATTTGCAGACGGCAAGTTATGCCGCTCATAAGGCACTTGGTCACTACTACGAAAACATCGTGGGGTTGGCCGACAAGTACGCTGAGGCGTATCAGGGCCATTACGGCATCATCCCGCTGGACGACTACCCTGACGGGTTCAAGGTGCAGAAGGATGCTGCAAAGTACGCCGAAAGCCTGCTGACGTTCGTGAAGGGCATCCGAGGCGACCTGCCGAAAGACACCGACTTGCAGAACATCATTGACGAAATCGTGGGCGAAATCGCCTCGTTGTCGTACAAGCTGGAGCGGTTTAAGTAATGGCGATGCGCCGCGAACAGGTTGCTGCTGCCCTCAAATATTTGGGGAACAAAGCCAATTTGCGCCGCCGCTATGAACGTTTGACGAGCCTTGAGCAGCCGCAAGACGCTGATGCGGCTGACGTAGCCGTAGACATTGCCGCAGGGTTCACACCCCTGCAATACCCTCAAGCCGCCAGAGACTTTGAACGCGCCCGCCGAGAAAGCGACCCTTTGGGCATGGGGCTGGCAATGGCAACGGCAATCCCGGTGGCGGGTGGGGTAGTACGGGCAGCAAAACGGTTGGGCAAGGGGGCAGATATTGCCGCCGAACGAGCCGAGGCGTTAGCAACAGCCCAGCGTAATGCCGCCAAACCTGTTAGCGAAGGTGGGTTAGGGTTGACACCGATAAACACGCCGCAAGAGCGCATGACAGCCTTGGGGTATGAACCATTTGCGCATGGTACCGAACGATTGGATCGCCTTTTGCAAACAGGGCAAATAGACCCGCGCCGCGCAACCTCTGGCCCAATGCCCTTTGGCACATCGTCAGAGCCGTTAGCGAGCAATTACGCAATGAGCAAACGCGATACGTCGCGCATTGCGCAAGACACGGGTGAATTTGAAAATTATTATCAGACGGAAGCCCGTAATGTTGGTGGGCGAGGCAATCGGCTGGTCAACGTTGAGCGCACGTTTTATTCATTGCCGCCAGAAACGCAGCAAACAATCCGCGAGCGTGTGTCCCGCATTGGCTATCAAAATCCTGACCTTGCGGAAGGTCCATTAATGCTTCATGACAAACCGGGGTCAAGCATTACCTCGGATGAGCATATAAATTTTATTATGAAACGCGAGGCCGGAGGCAATCCGCTGACGGCTTTACGCAAATTGTGGTTAGAAAGCGGTTCGTTGTACGGTAACGAAGAAGAAATGGCGAAGATTTACCGCTTGGCTGGCTATCCTCACGAAATTACGCAAACAAATGCGCCGTGGACGGAGGCTAAAGGCGTGCTAACGGGAGCCGTTCGTATGACGAACCCGCTCAACACGCAAGACACAGCAACGCTTCAGGAAAAAGTGTTGCCAGCATTGAAAGAAGCGGTGAAAGGCGACCGTACACGATTGAAGCGCGGCGCTGATCCGTGGGCAAAGGAAAGCCGATTTACCCCGAAAGATTGGGTAGCAGAGTTAGAGCAAGACCTTACAGTGGGCCGCAACAGCCACGTTTGGACAAGCATTCCTGACAAAATTACAAAAGCCCTAAAAGACCAAGGGTTTGACGGCATTAAGGACATCAGCGGGAAAAGCGGTACCGGCGACGTACAAACCGTGTTGATCCCGTTTGAGCCAAGTCAGGTACGCTCACGCTTTGCTGCATTTGATCCGGCCAAAATCACATCGCCTGACCTACTGGCTGGCGTGGCTGGCCCAACTGTATTGGCTGCTGCGCTGATGGAACAGGAGCGCCGCGAAAAGGAACGACGCGGAAAAGGTTTGTAAACGACGACACTTTAACTATTGTTTCAATTGTGCATAAATAAGCCCTATGCCAAGACCTAAAGGATCGCCCAACAAGGCAACCGCAGAGGCAAGAGAGGCAATAGCCCGTCTTGTAGACGGCAACGCCCATCGCCTTAACATCTGGCTTGATGAAATCTACGAGCAGAAAGGCGCAGAAGCCGCATGGCGCTGCATGATGGATGTCATTGAATACCATGTGCCAAAGCTCGCCCGACACGAACACACGGGCAACAACGGCGACAAGATCAAGGTAGAAGTCAGTTGGATGGCTCCCGAGTAGTCATTCCCTATCGCCCACGCAAGGCGTTCATGCCGTTCCACAACCGAACGCAACGCTGGGCCTGTCTCGTCGCCCATCGTCGCGCTGGCAAGACAGTCGCCGCCGTCAACGACATCATCCGAGCCGCTATCACCTACCAAGGGGATCGGGGGCTATTCGCGTACATTGCCCCCTACCGCAGTCAAGCCAAAGCGGTCGCATGGCAATACTTTCAAGAGTTTGCGCAAAGCGTCACGCAGTCTAAGAACGAACAAGAGCTAACGATCACGCTGATCAACGGCAGCCAGATACGCCTCTACGGTGCCGACAACGCGGATGCCATGCGTGGCCTCGGTTTCTCTGGCGTGTACATGGACGAATACGGTGACTTCAAACCTAGCGTGTTCGGCAACGTCATACGCCCTGCCCTCTCCGACAAACAAGGCTGGGCGGTGTTTGGCGGCACACCCAAGGGCAAGAATGCTTTTTGGGAGATTTACGAAACCGCTGCTCGTCTTTCTGGCGAGTGGTTCCTGCTGCGCCTCCCCGCCTCCAGCAGCGGGCTTCTCCCTAGCGGCGAACTAGCCGCCGCCCGGGCGCAATTGGCCGAGGATCAGTATTTGCAGGAGTACGAGTGCAGTTTTGAGGCTGCCATCCTTGGCGCTTTTTACGGTAAAGAAATGCGTGAGGCTGACCAACAAGGCCGCATCTGCCAAGTGCCACACGACCCCAACCTGCCTGTGTATAGCAGTTGGGACTTGGGGTATCGGGACGATACGGCGATATGGTTCTACCAGATCGGGCGCGGGGAAATCCGCGTCATAGACTTCTTTGCGGTGTCGGGTGCTGACATCTACGACATCGCCACAACGGTGATGGCAAAGCCTTACCGCTACGCCCGCCACTACCTGCCGCACGACGCCAAAGCCAAAAGCCTGCAAACGGGTAAGAGCATCATTGAGCAACTGGCGGTGCATCTGGATGTCGCCAAACTTGCCGTCGTTCCCGACATTGGCGTGCAGTCAGGCATACAAGCGGTGCGCATGACGCTGCCGCGCATTTGGTTTGACGCCGAGAAATGCCGCGATGGCATAGAGGCGCTGCGTCAGTACCAGCGCGAATACGACGAGGACAAAAAAGCCTATCGTCAGTCACCGCGCCACGATTGGACTAGCCACCCGGCTGACGCTTTCCGTATGCTTGCGGTATCATGGCAAGAGACTGCTGACAAGACCCCGGCCCTTGAGCCTAAACCGCTCATGGTCGGCCCACAGAACACCGTCACACTCAACGACATGTGGGCGGTGCATGATCGGACAACCTCGCGGAGAGCGCGGATATGAGCATTACGTCACCGAACAGATACCCTTACGAGACTGTGGCCGCCTCCCAGACCGCGCAGGTGTTGGGTGGAACGGGCGCGGTAGGCGATTACCTGCACCGCATCGTGGTCACGGTTACGACGACCGGCACCTCTACGTTGAGCGTGCTGGATGGCAGCACCACGGTGCTGACGATGGCCGCCAACACGCCCGTCGGCGTCTACAGCCTTGAGATTAACGCCGCCTCGGCTTCCGGCCCGTGGGCAATTACGACAGGCGCAGGGCTGGCTGTTCTTGCTGTCGGGTTCTTTACCGCATGAACCGCAAGCCCGGGCTTTATGCCAACATCCTAGCCAAGCAGGAGCGGATCAAGGCTGGCTCTGGCGAGCGCATGAAGCGCCCCGGTGAGGCTGGACGCCCGACCGGTGCTGACTTCAAGCAAGCCGCCAAGACCGCGAAGCCGGAGAACAAATGACCGCAGCGTGGCAGCGTAGCGAGGGCAAAAACCCTAAGGGCGGCCTCAACGCCAAGGGCCGTGCTTCGTACAAAGCCGAGACGGGTGGCACGCTCAAACCTCCGGTGAAGAAGGGCGACAACCCACGCCGCGCCAGCTTCCTTGCCCGCATGGGCAACATGCCGGGGCCGATGGCGAAGAACGGTGAACCCACACGCCTTGCGCTTGCGCTGCGTGCTTGGGGCGCATCCAGCAAAGACGACGCCAAGGCCAAGGCCCGAGCGATCAGCGCCCGTAACGAGGGGAAAGCGTAATGGAACCGATGTTGGTCAGCAGCGAGGTAGATCGCTACCTCAAGATCGTCGGGCAATACGACAACGAATTTGCCAAGTGGACGGCGCGGGTCAAGAAGATCGTCAAGCGTTACCGCGACGACACCCGTGGGCAAACGCTGACCGAATCGGCCAAGTTCAACATCCTGTGGTCAAACGTGCAGACGTTGACGCCTGCCGTTTACGCCAAACTGCCAAAGGCTGACATTAGCCGCCGCTTTGGTGACAACGACCCGGTGGGCCGCGTGGCCGCGCAGCTCCTTGAGCGTGCGATTGACTTTGAGATTGAGCATTACCCCGACTTCCGTTCCACGATGAAATACAGCGTGGAGGATCGGTTCTTGGGCGGTCGCGGCAGCGCATGGGTGCGCTATGAGCCGCACACCTCGCCCATCGGCATTGATGACGACGGCGTATCGGTTACCTCCACGGTTGAACAGGGCGAAATGTCCGAACCGATGGAGCAGATTGAGTACGAGTGCGCCGTCGTGGATTACGTGCATTGGCGCGATTTCGGTCACTCACAGGCGCGCACATGGGAAGAAGTGGGGCAGGTGTGGCGCTGGGTCTA